AGTAACATCTAATTTTGCTTGTGGTGTTGTTGTTCCTATTCCTACATTACCACTGCTACTAACATACATAAATGTAGAACTACCACTTATTAATTGAAATGATGTTGTTCCTACATTTACACTAGCAGTTACACTACCACTATATATTAAAGAAGATGGATTTGAATTTAAAACATATGATGCTGTTAAAGCGTAGGATGCACTTAAAGCAGGATTAGTAGAGGTAAAAATTGATCCGCTAACATATGATGCTGTTGTAGCATATGATGCTGTACCAAATAATGATCCTGTTATACTACCGCTAACTTTTAATGAACCGGTTATTGTTAATCCACTTCCACTTATTAATAAACTACCTGTTATAACAGCATTACCTGTGTATGGAAAAGAAGTTCCTCCAATAGCAGATGAAGCAGTATAAAATAATTGTCCTGTTGATGAATTATAAGTTAATACATTTGTTTGAGCTGTGGAGGTTAAGTTAGGAAATGCTACATCACCAGCTACAGTTAATTTATATGATGGACTTGATGTTCCTATACCTACATTACCATTATTAGCAATTCTCATTCTGTGAGTCCCTATTCCATAATCTCCTCCTGTCCAAAAATCATGAATACCTAAACCTCCTGCTACGTAAGTCATATTACCTACATAATCACTTCTTATTTTTCCAACTAAAGTTCCATTTATTACGGATGATATTACAGTTTGACCACCAGCATTTGGATTATTTAATATTATATGAGAATTTGCTCCAGCTGTGTTAGTATAGTCTGTATTATCTTTGTATATATAATTACTTCCACTTATTGTTACTGTTTTATTATTTTGAACATCGAATATCTTTTCAGATCCCAACGATACTGAAAATAGATTTGTTGTGTCTTGTGTATCTGATATATTTAATATTTCACCAACACTACCTGATACAGAAAGTATTGTTGATCCTGTACCTATTATTTGTAAAGGTATAGTCGAACTATTTGATGATGATAGTATTGTACTACCAGTAACACTTAATTCAAAAAAACTTGCAGAGTCTGTGTAAAATATTGCCATTGTTATTTATAAATATCGTTAAGGTTTTATTTTAGTTATACCCAAGTTACGTTAAGTGTAGAACTACTATCTAAATAAGCTATATCCCCATCTGCATCCGGCCAATTATATGATCCTCCACCAGAGTTATTTGTTCGTAAATAATCGTTTGCTATTAATGTGAATGTGGGTGCAATTCCGGTTATAAAATTATTAAATATACCATCATCATATTGGCTTCCCCCTAAATCAGTACACGATGAAATATCTAAATACGAAATACCTGGGTTATAATTATATCCAGCCAGGTAAAATATACTATTATCTGGTATTGATACTATGCTTGGTAGTGATACGGATGATAAACTATAACAGTATAGAAATAAATAACTACTGTATGGAATAGTTGTTAAAAGTGGTAATGATATTGATGTTAGCGATGGACAATTGTAGAAACAAGCAGTACCAGCAGTTGTTAGACTTGGTAATGATAATGTTGTTAAATAATTTATGCAAGTAGAGAAGCAGAACTCACCTGCAATTGTAAGATTTTGTAATGAAATATTTGCTAAATTATAACAAGAATCAAAACAATAATTACCAGCAGTAAGTAATACTGGTAAATTAACTGTTACTAAATTTCCGCAATCCTGAAATGCTGCTTCTTCAGCAGTCACTATACACCCTATATCATCTAATATAGAAACAATATCATAATTACTTCTGAATTGCCCATATGCTGGGATTGTTATATTTGATGCTCCATATAATCTTAAGATATTTCCATCTACTTCTGCTGATGTAAATGGATTACCAGATGAGGGTAAATTAAAAAAACTATTCCAATAATTAACATCACTACTCGGAGGATACGTTAATTCTAATATTAAAGCTAGTGGAGAATAATCATGATTAATATTAATACTCGATTGATGATTAATATTAATTTGGGCCTGTCTGTTTATTTGTACTGACATAACTGATTACGAATTAAATGATGATGCTATCCAATAGACAGTTCCATTTGGTTTTACAGATGAATTTGAATTTATTGTGAATCCGGCGGATGTTTTACTTTGTATACTCCAAACTCTAAGGTCTTCACCTGTAACTGTTACTGAATATAAATTATCAGTAAATGCTGATCCGAATGATACAGATGTCGTATATGGTAGGCCTGTAAAATCAGTAGTAGATCCTGATGCTGCTTTTATTAAAGTTTTATTTTCCCATTTTGTTGAAGTTGAATTATATACTAAAGCCTGTCCATTTGATAGTGTGCCCAAATTTACATCACTTAATTGTGCCAATGCGGTAGCTCCACCAGCTCCACCTCCTCCAGCCGTTGAACGGAATATACCGGCTTTTACTATTTTTGCATCAACCGTATCACTTAAATTTGAGGCGGCACCTCTAGCAACAATATATGCGGAAAGAACATATGAGTTTGCTGTTGATGTATCTTCTTCAAAGGCTTCGGAACTGATTGCTGCCACAGCCTCCGTTTTAGTACCATATGTAGCCTGCCCGTAATAAACATGCGCACGTCCACTAACTGGGTTTACCATTACGCGTTGTACACTCCAATCATTATTTGCTACCGATGCCGTTGTTCCGGTTGCCGTAATATTATATTGTGATGGGTCTATTGTGGTATAATAGTTTCCACCATTATTATCAAACGTAAAAGATGAGCCCGATTTCCAAATACGAACTATACTTGCACTTTGATATGTAGTATTATTTTTATAGTAACTTGGATTGTTAGGGTCTTCTTTATAATAATCACCTAATACAAATGCTTCACCAGTACTTAAACCAAATTTTAATGATGAACCAGATGCGGTTGTATCAAATCCGGATATTTTTAGAGGACCTAAAACACGAAGGGCTATATTTTGTTGTCGGTCTACATCATATGCTGTATTAATATGAGTAGCTACACCATTTACCGATTGTCTATTATAATGAGATATTCTGCCTATTGGTATTAGTTGACGATATTGATCCGGTGAGAAAAATTCAGTTTGTTGAGTTATCGTTCCATTAGTTCCAACGTAAACATATGTATTGGCTTCGGTTGATATATTTGTTATAGGTTGGGATGTTTCAGGCCAATTTACATATGTTATAACGGGAGTATGTTCAGATGATGTGGTTGCATTATGATTAACAATGATTCCAGCTCCTGCTGACATTGTAAACCCATTTTGGCCGTTGTTATAAGATAATACACCACCATATAATAATCCTGTATTTAATTTTCCTTCAAGCCATTTCCATTTGGTTAAATTATCAGCATGTCTAATATAAAGGTCAGAACCATTTTGGTTGTTTGATGCGCTAGTAAATAGATAAGTTGATTTTGCGTTTGCTCCGGTTTGTGTTCCTGGATCTGAACCACTTTCTAAAAATTTTAAGTAGTTGTATAGTTGTTCTGAACCGGAAACGTCTAAAGTATATTCAGGATTTACTATATTAATACCAATTTTACCATTTGCTGATCCTTCATACGGATCTGATGTTGTATCTGAATATGTTCCCGATCCAAATAATATACCACCAATATTAATTGAATTTGATTGCGTTTGTGGAAGTGTAATATTTGTTCCGATTATTATATTATTATCACCAATTCCACGACCTGAAGTTTGCGTAGTTTTATATCCTACTTGATACCCTATTAACGTAGAATATGATGCACTAAATGTATTTTTACCCGTATTATAACCAATAAAATTAGAATATTGTGCACCTTTACTATTATAGGCTGTTTCACTTCCTATAAAATTAGAATATGATGCACTTGTATACATTCCAACTTGGTACCCAATAAAATTAGAATTTATAACCTCAGATGTTTTGTTTCCTGCAGATGATCCTATAAAAATTGCATTGCTTAAATTTTTAGAATTAAATCCCGATCCACCTCCAAATAATAATGAATATTCTGCAGATGTATATTTTCCAGCACTATCTCCAATTATTAAATTAGAAGTACCATCCAATGCCTCCGTATTATAACTAAAAATTGTGCTACCGGTTACATCAAATGGATATGATGATGAAACTACTTCACAAAATAATGTTCTTGATGATACCTCTGCATATGAAGATGATACCGAATACGAAGCACTATAAACAGATGAAGTTCCATATGGGCCCCAAACATTTGATGCAGTTACAAACGATGCCGTAAGTGCTAAAGATGCGGTTTGTATTGAATCCCAACCATGTGGCCCCCAAACATTTGAACTACTTATGTATGATGCGGTTTTCGCCGTTAATACATATGATGCCGTTAAGGCCTGTGATGCTGAATAAGCCCAGCTTGCTGTTCCATATAAACTTCCACTTAAAGTTCCAAAAAATGAACCACTAAATGAACCTGTTGCTCTTAAAAGTGTTCCATCATAAGTCAATGATGATATACTACCAATCTTACCGCCACTATTATACAGTATTTGTCCCTGAGTTGTGCCTACTAATAAATCGGTTTGTATTATTGAACCAGTATCTAATATTACATTGAACTGATTGCCGTTTCCCTTTGTAAATGTTATTACATTTAAGTTTGCCGATGCTGTATATAAGGCGACACCAATATATGATGCTGTATCTGAATTAATTGAATGAGCGCTGTTATCTGCCCAAGAAGCAGAAGTTGCTGTATTTGCATATCCGCTATTATCTGCCCAAGAAGCTGATGTGGATGTTAAGGAATGTCCTGCGTTATCAGCCCAAGAAGCAGAAGTTGCTGTATTAGCATGTCCGCTATTATCTGCCCAAGAAGCAGAAGTTGCTGTATTAGCATGTACGCTATTATCTGCCCAAGAAGCTGATGTTGTGTTTGTTGCAAAATTTGCGTTTCCTGCATTATCTGCCCAAGAAGCAGAAGTTGCTGTATTTGCGTTTCCTGCGTTATCTGCCCAAGAAGCTGATGTTGCGTTTGTTGCCAGGCCTGTTAGATTTCCAGTAACATTACCTGTTAAATTACCTACGAAACTTGTTGCTGTGATTGTACCTATTAATGTAATATCACCTATTGCAACACAATTTAGTGGTACAAGCGTTAATATATCCCCGTTTTGAGTTCCAATTTGAACTTTACAGGAATTAGTTTTTACATAAAATTCACCACTTTGTAATACCGAAGGATCTACCGTACCACGTTTTATTTGTAATATACCAGACATCTATATTAGATTAACGTGATTTGATAAAATTGTGGAAAAATAGACATACTTATAGTTTAACTATAAATATCTTCAAAAATCAAATATGAGAATATAAATTAACTAAGAAGTTTCTTTTTATTACCATCCATATCTTTGAATATTTCTTGGTAATTATTTCTTGGTTTGTATTTTACAGAACCTTCTTTTTGTTTAAGTGTTTTTATACCAAGTGGGTCACGTCCCATAGGGTGGTCATCTTTACCATATCTTACTGGATCTTTTGGTCTGCCCACTTTACCATCTTCTTCTAATTCAGTTTTTAATCTTTGTAATTCCTCTTCTACATTAGTTGGTTGTTCGGGTTGTGCAGCTGCTGGGTCTACGCCTTGCGTTTCTATTGATTGTAATCTGAATGCTTGTTTAGTATCTTCTAATACAGAAAGAGTTTGTTCATCCTGCTCATCTTTTGCCATTTTCATAATTGCTTCATACATCCATTCTTTTGAGAACATTTTTGTTTGTTGCATTTGTTGAATTAATCCTACTTTTGATGTATATAATTCAACCTGCTCTTGCTCATATATTTTTGAAGGAAGTGTTAATTCAAGAGAAAAATCAGTTAATCGTTCATCTTGTATTCCTTGAGCGTATAAGTGAATGATTGCTATTTTTGTAAATTCTGAAACTATTACTCTTTGTACTCTTTCAATAGTTTTTGCAAAACGAACATCTTGAGCTGCAAGAGTGGCTTTACCATTTATATCTTCTTCATAACCCAAATATGCTTTTGGTATTTTAAGTCCGGCCATTAACTTTCCTTTTAGATAGTTAATATCTTCTACCATGTTATATTCCAATCCCTTTATAGTATCTATTGAAGTTCCGGTATCACTACCACGAACAGGTAGATAAAAATCTTCAATAAGGTTTTGAATATTGTATTTTAAGTTATACTCACCAGTTTTTTCATCAACGAATGGAGTTTTCTTAGAATTGTTAATGATTTTCTGCATGTAATTATCCACTTCTGTTGGTGGGATATTACCTACATCAATTTTGAATATTCTTTTTTCAGGTGCTCTCATTATACGATGTATCAACATAGCATCTTCCATCAACATTAATTGCTTCCAAATACGTCTAATTCCTTCAATCATTGATTTACCATATGGTAAAAAGTTTGAATCTGAATTTAATCGGAAGTGTGCTATTTCATAATTTTCAAAATCTTTTTTAGAACTCATACCATATGCTCCCAATGGGTTTTGGTATGGTGCATATACAAATTTAACTCTTTGTGGATTTGCCGGATCAAATTGTTCAACACGTGTTATTTCATATGAAGAATATGGAAATATATTTACTATACCCGCATCTTCTGCTATTTCAAGTTGAAGAAATAGGTCACCATATTTAACAAGATTTCTTGTCCAAGGCCAAAGATTAAATTCAACATTAAGAATATCAAAAAATAAGTTTTCAAGTATTTGTTTTATATTGGCATCTTCATGATGTATTTTAAGAACACTTCCAAATTCATTTCTTGCAGTACATTCATCTGCGTAAATATCAAGTGCTGATGATATAATTGGGTCTTGGTCCATTGAATCGTAATCTCTAAAAAGGTCAATACGAACTTGCTGATATGCAAGTGATGAATCTATCTGGCCAGATGCATAGTTTGTAACTTTTAATTTCATAAACCTGTCAACCAGATTCGTAGTCATATTTTGATACTCATCTGTATCAATTACTTTTGTTCCTTTGGATGTTTTGCGAACTATTGTATTAGTTGAAAATAGTTTTTGTAACCTACTAAATATTGTTTTTTCTGCCATTTTATTAATTTATAAATTAAAAGATAAGTAAAAAATTTTACATTACCAAATTTTACCATTTTCTACAACTCCAATATCTTGCTTTATAACGAGGTCCTGGATTATCACAATTATGTCTTGCTCTGAATGATTTACGTCTTTTTGGATTTGATTTATGGATTCTCATATTAGGGTCACCGAAGTTTACTTTAACCACATTACCTTTATCATTCTTAACATACACTTTAAACTTTTTAACATCACCTTGCATTGGTTTACCTAACTTTACAGTTCGTCCCTGATACTCTGATTCCAATAGACACGGACAAGTTGCTTCAGATAAGGTTTGATTATATTCCCTCATAAATTTGATGAACTCCTTAACATCATCTTCGTTTTCTACATCATATTCCTCATCATCTTCTTCCATTCCATATGTATCTCCATAGAATCCACCAGGTTGTCCTCCTGCAGGGTTCATAGGCGCTTCTTCATTCATTTCCCTATATGCCATTGAATCGCTTGGATATCGTGGTGGTTCAGCTTCCCAACAATTACCATTTTCATCACGTTCTCCTTCGCAATCATCCCAACATTCTGAACAATTTTCAATTTCATTTACAGATTCACTACAGTTTCTCCAGCCACCACCTTTACCTTTATAATTTTTGGCTGCCCATCCATTTGCATATGCGGAGGGATATACATCAAATTTAGATTTAGCTGCTGATTTAGATGCTGCCCATTTGGCTTTATCGGTAGGACAATTTTTCTCTAAAAAGAGGTTTAATTTTTCTTCAATGTTCATAGTTTCATTTTTTTTCTTTCCTTGGCAATGTGCTTTTTGAGAGAAACCTTTTGGATTATTACAATCTATACTATTTTTATAT